CAGAATCTGCTGTTGGACGGCGAGTCTAAGAAGGCGGCAGCCCTTCGTGCAGAGATCCGTGCGGCGGAGCGTGCCCAACTTGAGTACGAAATGACTCAGAAAATGACCCAGCAGGTCACGCAGAGTCAGCAAGCGACCGCTCTACAGCAGGCAGCATCTGATCTAGAGGCTAATTTCCCAGTGTTTGATGCAAATTCAGCGGAATACAATGCAGAGTACACGCAGGAAGTTATCGATTTACGTGACGCGTTCATTGTAAAAGGTGACAATGCAGTAGCGGCGCTATCGAAAGCAGCTAAATTCGTTATCCGTGAGTACGGGCTGGAAGCACCAGAGCCCACTAAACCGTCTTTATCAGACACTAACAAGCGACCGGTGGACGAATTGGCTAAAAAACGAGCAGAAGTAAGCCGCAAGATCAAAGCAGCAGAGTCACAACCGCCCGAATTACCCGGCGAAAGCTCTGCAAACCGTGGCGAGAAGCTGATGGACATCAGTAATATGACGGAAGACGAGTTCAATGCTCTCCCCGAAGCCACATTGAAGCGTCTCCGTGGAGACATTTTGTAGGAGAAGTGACAAATGCCGTCTAAAAAAGACCCCCGGCTCGCTAGGGCCGGTGTTTCAGGCTATAATAAGCCGAAGCGCACGCCTAGCCACCCTAAAAAATCGCATGTTGTAGTGGCGAAAGAGGGTGATAAGGTAAAGACAATCCGCTTTGGGCAGCAAGGCGTATCAGGTTCACCTAAGAAACAAGGTGAATCGTCGTCTTACCGCAAGCGACGGGAGTCTTTTAAGGCTCGGCATGCAAAAAACATTGCCAAAGGCAAGATGTCGGCGGCTTACTGGAGTAATGTCACAAAATGGTAAGGAGAAAAACCTATGTTTAAGCCATGTAAAGGATGTCCAAGCCCCGCAAAGTGCAAAGCAGCAGGTAAGTGCATGAAGCGGTCTAAGCCAAAAGCCAAGCCAAAGTCAAAGGCTAAGATGTACTAAGCCATGAACAAAAAGCCTAGTAAATCAAAAAGCCGCGTTAACGCAGCCGGTAATTACACTAAGCCGACCATGCGTAAACAGCTATTTGAGCGGATAAAGGCTGGCGGAAAGGGCGGTAAGCCCGGCCAATGGAGCGCGCGAAAAAGCCAAATGCTAGCTAAGCAGTACAAAGATAAAGGTGGAGGCTACAGAAACTAATGGCAGAGAAAAAGAAGTGGATCAAAGACGCTATTAAGAAACCCGGAGCACTCCGTAAGACTATGGGCGTCAAGAAAGACGAGAAGATACCGGCTAAAGAGCTACGTAAAGCAGCTAAGAAGCCCGGAAAAACTGGCCAACGAGCCCGTTTAGCTATGACTCTTCGCAAGATAAACAAGAAGAAAAAGTAATGGCGCTCAAGAAATCGCAAAAGTCCTTGAAGAAATGGACCAAAGAAGACTGGGGTACTAAATCAGGTAAGCCCAGCACTCAAGGTTCTAAGGCAACTGGCGAGCGCTACTTACCTAAGAAGGCCCGCGAGTCACTTAGCGCCAAAGAATACGCCGCCACTACTAGAAAGAAGCGAGCGGATACTAAGGCCGGTAAACAGTTTTCAAAACAGCCTAAGAAAATCGCTAAGAAAACATCAAGATACAGATAGTCCTTGCGTCCTTTTATTAGGGACGCTAATATACAAAGTACATTCGTTTATCAGTACGATAACTGGTCGTGTCGAACACGTAAATAACGTACACTTCGCCTGCACTAGGCGTAAAACTTGCCGAGGTCGCACCTCGTAAATAAGCGCTAGGTCGTTGACCTCACGATACGAGGAAACGGGTTAGCCGCTCCAAAAGTCGGCTATGAATGGGTTTAGGCCCAATACTATACATATCGAACGCATTAGGAGGCCATAATGGCTAATACTAACTTTGCGTCGCTGACTTCAGAACAGCTTACCGCGTGGAGTCGCGACTTCTGGCGTGTTGCTCGCAACATGTCTTTCGTCAATCAGTTTGCAGGAACTGGTTCAAATGCAATGGTTCAGCGTGTTACTGAACTCACTAAGTCTGACAAAGGCGCTCGTGCAGTAATCACTCTGCTTGCCGACATGACTGGTGACGGTATCACTGGCGACTACACTTTGGAAGGTAATGAAGAAGCGCTTCGCGCGTACGACATCACCATCCAGCTTGATCAGTTGCGCTTTGCTAACCGATTGGCTGGCCGATTGGCTGACCAGAAATCAGTAGTTAACTTCCGTGAGACCTCACGTGACGCACTTGCTTACGCAATGGCTGACCGTATGGACCAGCTGGCGTTCTTGACTCTGTCAGGCGTTGCTTACACTCACAAAACGAACGGTGCTCTCCGACCTACTTCAGCTACTGCTGGACACGAGTTGGTTGACCTTGAGTTCGCTTCAGATGTTTCTGCTCCTACTTCAGCACGTCACCTGCGCGTAAACGGCAACAACTTGTCTGCCGGTGATACTACTGCTGTAGCAGCTACCGACGTTATGAAGTACCGTCACATCGTAGATCTTAAAGCATACGCTAAAGACAACTACATCCGTGGCATCCGTGGCGCTGGCAACGACGAAGTGTTCCACTTGTTCGTTACTCCCCAGCAGATGGCTGACCTGAAGCTCGACAGCGACTTCTTGGCCAACGTACGTAACGCAGGCGTTCGTGGTGCTAGCAACCAATTGTTTGCTGGTTCTTCAAGCCTGATGGTTGACGGCGTAATGGTTCACGAGTTCCGTCACGTGTTCAGCACTGAAGGCGCAACGACTGGTACTTCCTCAGAAGCAGGCGATCCCGGCTACAAGTGGGGCGCAGACGCAGACGTAATTGGTGCCCGTGCATTGTTCTGCGGCGCTCAGTCTCTTGCTATGGCTGACATTGGTATGCCAGAAGTTGTTGAAGATACCTTCGACTACGGCAACCAAGCTGGTATCAGCATCGGTAAGATCTTCGGCTTGCGTAAGCCTAAGTACAACAGTGACTACAGCGGTTCTGTACAGGACTTCGGTGTTATCGCTCTTGATACTGCTCAGTAAGACCGGTACCCCCTCTTCGGAGGGGGTTTCTTCTTTTAGGAGTCTTCATGAAAATAATCTCGGACAAGGATTTACGAGTTGCTACCACTAGTGGTGCGGTCGTATTGTTCAAAGCAAACGAAGCACGCGAAGTGTCACATACTATAGGCGCTATAGCGTTGCAGATGGGAGCTAGACAAGTTGGCTCCGTAGTAAAAGCACCAGAACCAATCATAGACGAAGAGCCACCTGTTGTGGCAGAAGTCGAAGAAGCTGATAGCGAAGACGAGGCGTTGATCGCTGTTCTGCAAAGACTGATTGAGATCGGTAACCCAGAAGATTTTAAAACTGACGGCACACCAAAAGCCGCAGTAGTAAATAAAGCTCTAGGCCGTACAGTCCGTACGGAAGAGCGTGAGCGGGCTTGGGAGATAGCCCTAAACTCGTAACGAGGTAGACCATGTCAGTCACAGTACAAAGTGTTATCAACCGTGTTCAAACAACCCTCCAAGACACCACAGGAGTACGCTGGCCGGTAGTAAACGAGCTTGTGCTGTGGGTCAACGACGCTCAGCGTGAGATTACTCTGCTGAAGCCAGACGCGTCAGCCAAAAACACAACAATTACGCTCGCAGTTGGCACCAAGCAGGACATACCCAACGACGGTAACCGGTTACTGCGAGTAGTTCGTAATATGTCAGCTGCGTCGGGCGGTGTTGGTAAACGCTCCGTACGTATCGTGTCTCGCGAAGTTCTTGATGCCCAGACACCAGACTGGCACGACCCGACAGTCACCGGTGATGCGGCTCACACGAATATAGTCAAACACTATGTGTATGACGAGCAGAACCCGCGTAACTTTTATGTGTACCCCGGAGTAGCCGGTAGCGCCTACCTAGAGATAATCTACTCTGCTAACCCATCGACTGTCGCTCAAGATGATAATCTAGATATACCTGATATATACGCCAACGCAGTTATGAACTACGTTTTATACATGGCATATATGAAGGACGCAGAGTACGCCGGTAATTCGCAGCGAGCCGCTAACCACTTCCAGCTGTTCACTGCTTCGGTTACTGGTAAAGGTCAGTTAGACGCTACTACTACGCCTAACCTTGAGAACGCTAGACTGGCTCCTACGACTCCTTTGGGGTAATAAACTATGGCTATAGCTTATGAAACACTGCTGCCAGAAATCATCCCGATGGTGCCGGGCTGCCCAGATACGCTGATTGAGAACAATATACGTTCGGCGGTTATAGAGCTGTGTGAAAAAACAGGCGTTTATCAGGCTGAGCTTAGTCCTATATCGACCGTAGCTGGCACTTACGAGTACACGTTGGCTGCCCCAGCTAATACTGTTGTGCATAAAGTGATGTGGGTAGTACACGATGGTAAGGATCTAGAGCCTATAAGTACTGGGCTTTTAGAGCAGCGTCTGCCTAACTGGAGGGACTCTGACAACAGAGGCACCCCGGAGTATTTTATAAAAGACGGCCAAAACAGTTTATGGCTTGTTCCAGTACCGGAAGCTAGTCAGTCTAATTCTACGATAGCTCGCGTGCAGTTGAAGCCTACACACACGTCTACGGAAGCAGACGACTACATCATCAATGACTGCCACGATGCGATTGTTAATGGCGCGCTGTTTCGATTATTGCGTTTACCAAGCAAAGATTGGACAGACTACTCAGGAGCCCAAGTCTACGGCTCGTTATTTAATGAAGGTTTAGTTGCTGCAGAGCGTAGGGCTCGACATGCTGATTCAGGTGTAGCTAGGAAGACTAAATATGGCGGGTTATATTCACGTACAGCGCAAAAGAGAAATAGATATGGACTCGGCGGCTGATCCAGTAGTAAGCAACGTACGTCAGGAGTGGGACTGGGTTAAATACGGCGTAGAAGAGATTCTGAAAGAAGATCGGAATCTCACGTTTAGACCGGAAGACGTTTATGCAGCGGTCCTTGCTGGGCAAGCGATACTGTGGACAACGGATCAAGGTTTTGTAGTTACTACTACAGAGACGGATACGTTTAATGGCGAGAAAACGTTTTTAGTATGGCTGGCGTGGGCAAGAGAACGCGGGCATAATTTAGCTGCGGTGCACAGGGTATTCTTCGAGGAAGCCGCTAGAGGTGCTGGGTACTCAAAGATAGAAGTTAGGTCGGCTATACCAGAGGTTAGAGACTATCTAATTAATACTGGTTGGGAAATCGACACGGTCGTTTTCACGAGGTATTTGTAATGGGCAGTAAACCAAAAGCACAAGACTACAAGCCTTCGGAAGCTGAAAAAGCCTCAGCATCCGTGGCTATGGCCGAGTACAACTATTTTAAACAGAAATACGATCCTCTGTTACAGCAGATGCGAGATCAGTCTCTAACAGCCGACGTGCAGTCTGGTTTAAGAGGCCGAGCTAATGCTGACACTATGCAGGCGTTGACAGCACAGCCGTCATATCGACAGACTCAAAGCGCTACTGCTGCTGGTGATATGGCGCAAGCGTATCAAGGCCAGCTTGGCGTAGCTAACGTAGCCGCTAAAGATATTCAGAATAAAATGCAGACAAACGTTCTCGGCACTGCTCGCGGTCAAGCGGCTGATGCGCAGACTGGCATGGCAGCTGCATCACGACTGGCCACGTCAGAAGCACTAACTAGAGCTAAAGCTAATCAAGAAGTTGCTCAAGCGAAGCTGAGTGCTGCTGGTCAGATAGCTGGTACGCTTATCGGTCAAGGTGTTTCAAACATGAAGACTACTGGTCAGCGTATGGACCCTACTGGTATGGGCCCGCCGGAACAAGTGAGTGGTTCATTTTTTACACCGGTTAATAGTGCCGGACAAAGTGTTACCGGAGCTAAGAATCGCTTAGCGTTCTCTGGTTTATTTGGGGGCGGTTGATATGGCTTTAGGCGATCTCGCGAATCTTAACTACTCTAACGCTTATGGCGGTAACCCTAACTCCCTACCTGTAGTTAGCGACCCTGAGCAAGCGTACGCTAACCTTACTCGCCAAGAGTATCTGGACTACATCCAGAACTACCGTGGGTTTGAAGAAGAGCTGATACAGAAAGCGCAAACTGACACTAGCCTTATAGACCAAGCTCGTCAAGATGTAGGGGTAGCTCAAGGCTTAACAGCAGGTATAGCGGAGCGTAACGCACAACGTTATGGCGCTGCACTGACACCGGCCCAACGACAGCAGCAGTCCTTGCAGCTGCAGCGGGCAAATACACTTGGTGGCGTACAGTCGATAAACGACGCTCGGTTAGCGCAGAGAGAAGCTAACACTGCACTGCTGTCTGATTTGATAAACATAGGCCAAGGCGTAAACCGTTCGTCACAACAACAGTTAGGCTCGGCAGCAGCTGATGCCACACAGCGTCAGAACGCTTACACTCAAGCAAAAGCCGCTTCTAAGGCACAGACCTACAGCACTATTGGATCGCTCGGCGCTGCAGCCATACTTGCGTTCGCGTTCTAGGAGACACTTATGGCAGTACAAGATTTCGGTAGCGGGTTACTAGCTGGTTTTCAAAGTGCTGTGGCGCTTGGTCAGCAACGCCAAGAGAACA